ATCCAGCGAGATGCCGTGATACGCCAGTATGTTCTTTACATCACTGCCTGTGAAGTGAATCCAGAAAACTTCCGGGTTATCTTCCAGATAATATACATATTTTTGAATTTCTTCCGGCTTGTACAGCACCATATGGCCCGCGCTGACGATTTCTTCCCTGCCGTCAAACCAGAAATGCGTCTTGCCGTTTGCCACATATAGAATCTGGTAATCCCTGCGCCCTTTTTGCCAGTAGGTCGGTAATTTGGGGCGTGTTTTCAGCCGATAAGTACCACAGCTGCCTACCACCAACGGCGTGGAGTTGTCTTTGAAATCTGTACGGGAATTGTTCAGATAGCCAGAGTTAATGTGCACAAAAACTCCCTCCTGTTTTTGTGAATATTGCGAGGTGCTTCGTCCATTTTACCTTCACTTTACAAAAAGCCATTGATTTTGTGCATATTTAGTGCAATACCGTTTATGTTTTATTGTATATGGAAATTGTATAATAATTTCAGACGAAACGCAAGCAGAACTGTATAAATCACAGGAGGAGAATGGATGATTATTCCGCACTATTACGAGGACCCGCACACACTGCATGTGGGTACCATGCCGAATCGTGCCTACTACATTCCGGCATCCCGGCGCAGCGATGCTTTCCTTTGATTATCGCACTGGTCTTTACCCCGACCCTTGTTACCAAGATGCACGGCATGTACAAACTGAACGTTGGCAGCTATGCCCTTGCTACCGTAGCCCGTGCGCTCGTTGCCGTAGCCGGCTATACGGGTTCCGGCGATGTCAAGATGATGCTGCTCTTCACGGCCATTGCTGCACTGGGTCAGGGCCCGTGGCAAGGCGACATGAACGCCGTTATCGCCTCCTGCTCTGAGTACACTTGGCTGACGAAGCACAAGCGCGTGGACGGCACGATGTATTCCTGCACCTCGCTCGGTGTCAAGATGGGCGGCGGCCTCGGCACCGCCATCACCGGCTGGCTGCTGGCGTTCAGCAACTACGATAAGGCGCTGGCTGTGCAGCCGGAATCCTGCATCAATATGCTGAAACTCATGTACCTCGTGATTCCCTTTGTGCTGGACGCCATCATTACCTTTATCCTCTCCCGCATGAAGGTCGAGGAGGCTAACGATAAGATCCGCGCCGAAATGAAAAACTGATATTCACTATTCTCCTTCTCAAAAAGGGCTTCCGCATCTGCTGGCGGAAGCCCTTTTTCTGTATAGTGCTTTACCCTCTAAAATCGGCCAAAGCACTGGCTATTGGGGAAAGCGTACCTTTGCAAAGGTCGAAAAGAAGTGAAATTTTGCCTTAGAATAATGCCGAGATATTAGAATAAGTGCGAAAGAAGTTGAAAAACTTCTTTCGCGCTTATTTTTTTTACCCAAAAACAGCAAGGAGGGAGGACGACACCATGAAGTATAAACATTTGAGTTACAGTGACCGCCAAGAAATGGAGAAGCTCTACCTCCAAGGTTGGCACATGAACGACATTGCCGCAAAGCTGGGCGTTAGTTTGGCGACGGTCTACCACGAGCGGGCGCGAGGTGACACCGGGCAGATGGACGCGAACGGGCGCGGCGGTTACAGCGCTGAACTGGCACAGAGCAAAATCTACGCCCGGCGGCAGGAGTTGCAGGAGCGGCATTAAAGGAGGAAGTCAAAAGTGGAAGTGCGGTACATTGAGATCAAGACCAGCCCGGAGGGGCAGACCATTAAAGCCTATACCCCGGCGCAGTACAAAAAGGAAATGACCCGGCGGAAAAATGCCGCAGCCCGCGCCCGCAAGCTGAACCGCCTGCAGGAGCGCGTCGGTGCTGCACTTGCGCTGATGGGGTTCCTTGTGCTGCTGGGCGCTGGCGGTATGTGCGAGATCGGGCAGATCATCGGTTACGGCTTGGCCGGGCTGTTCCTGTTCGTTTCCGGCGTATGGATTGCCCACGGGTTTTACGGGCAGGCCGACAAAGCGGAGTGGGCGCGTGAATCCGTATAAGGACATGACCCTTGCCGCCCGGCGGGCACGGGAAAGCCGCTGGAACGCCAAGACCTGCGCACGGGTGGTTCACCCGCGATTTGGTGAAGTGATCGTGCCGCACACCTCCAACTATGCCGCCATGCTGAACGCGGCGGAATATTGGGGCTGTGACTGGTTGGAGATCATCGACGATGTGAAAGTTTGGGCAGTTGGGCCGGACGCTGTGCCGGTGAAAATGCCGCGCCATGAAAGGAACGAAAGATGAACAGCGCACTTTTGAGCAGTAAGAAAATGGACTACTGCACACCGCAGGGCTTTTTCGACACCCTGAACGCGGAGTTTCATTTCACTTTAGACGCGGCGGCCACAGAAAAAAGTGCAAAATGCAAGAACTTCTACACCCCGGAAACCGACGGCCTGACCGCCCCGTGGAATATCGGGGGGGCAGCGTGTTTTGCAACCCGCCGTATGGCCGGGCACTGGGCGCGTGGGTGCGCAAAGCCTATGAGGAGGCGCAGGCTGGAACAACGGTTGTTCTGCTGATACCAGCAAGGACAGACACGGCATACTTCCACGACTACATATACGGAAAAGCAGAAATCCGCTTTTTGCGCGGACGGCTGCACTTTGAGGACGAGGACGGGAACAGGTTCCCGCCTGCGCCGTTTCCGTCGATGGTCGTTATCTACAACGGAGATCATCAATGCTTGAACTAAACCAGTGCTACAACATGGATTGCATGAAAGGCATGGCACAATTCCCGGACGGGTTCTTTGATCTTGCGGTGGTTGACCCGCCGTATTTCAGCGGGCCGGAACGCCGGGGCTATTACGGCAGCAAGGTTAGCAAGATCGGCGTATACCGCGACTACCCGGTATCGCCTGTGTGGGAGATACCGGGGCGGGCATACTTTGACGAGTTACGCAGGGTAGCCAAGCATTACATTGTATGGGGCTGCAACTATTTCAGCTATGAATTTGCGCCCGGCAGAATCGTGTGGGACAAGTGCAAGAAAGGCACCAGCTTTTCAGACTGTGAGCTGGCCGCAACTGACCTATTCAACACCGTGCGCCTGTTCAGGTTCATGTGGAACGGTATGCTGCAAGGCAAGAGCGTTGCCGAGGGGCATATCATGCAGGGAAACAAAAAGCTGAACGAGCAGAGAATCCACCCGACGCAAAAGCCGGTAGCGCTGTATGACTGGATTTTTCAGAACTACGCCGCGCCGGGGTGCCGGGTGCTGGACACACACTTGGGGAGCGGGAGCAGCAGGATTGCCGCTTACGAGGCCGGGGTGGATTTTATCGGGTTTGAGATCGACCCGATCTATTACGCTGCAGAGGAACAGCGCTTTTTGGACTACACCAGCCAAACAAGCCTGTTCCATCTAACATAAACACAGGAGGTCAAGACAATGGAAAGTACCAGTATTTCGGATGTACGCCGGATGTGCCAGCGCGGCGCGTTCCGGGCGTATGTGCAGGGCGGCAAGGTATTCTTGGAGGACACCGCCACCGGGCAGGTGGTGCCGCTGAACGGCGAGAACAGCCCGGCCAACACGGAGCGCCGAGCCGCACCACACCGAGAGGACAGGCGCGGCAGCCGCGTGGAGCGGATGTTTGGTGCCCGTGACACTTGGAAAAGCGCCGACCAAGACGCAGACCAAGGGCCGTACAGGGGCTTTTTGATTGTGCAGTGCGAGGAGTGCGGCGCGATCAAGGCGTTTTGCGCCAAGCATGAAACATACGGGTACAAGTGCGGCGAGTGCGGTCACGAAACGCCGCTGGAAAAGCTGCGCCCGCTGTTTATGCACTGCAAGTGCGGCAAGAGCTTCAGCTACAAAACCAACCTGACCGCTGACCGGGTGACACATACCTGCCTTGCCTGCAAAGCGCCGGTGGATTTGGAGCTGAACAGCAGAAAAACCGCCTATGTTACCATGGGCGAAAGGAGATAAAGAAAATGGCAAAGATTCTGTGCAACTACTTTGGTCTTAGCATGGCCGCCGAGGGCAAGAGCGAGTTTGTGGGCAGGCAGGCCGCCGCCTTTTTGGGCTATGTGCAGCAGGACGCGGAGCGCTGCGCCGAAAACTGCGGCTGTGCCGAGGATTTGAGCGACGCGCCAGAGGAAATCAAGCGCGAAATCCTGCGCAACGACGAGGAGCTGCGCCGCAGGGAGCAGACCGCGCCGGGCGTGGAGCATGATGTGGTGGCGATCTACGACAACGCCGGCATTCCCTCCATCATGCACAGGTTCCGCCGCGTGACCAACAAGGAGCTTTTCGGCGGCAGTGACGCGGTACACCCGGCGTTCATCATCGGCGGCGAGGTGTACGACGAAATTTATATTTCCGTCTACGAAAACACCATGATTAACGGCAAGCCGTACAGCCTGCCATTGCAGGAGCCGGTCACGAATATCACGATGGAGGATTTCGCGCAGGCGTGTTTCTCCAAGGGCGAGGGTTGGCACTGCCTGACGGCGGCGGAATGGGGCCTGCTGGCAGATACCAGCCTGAAACTGGGCACCCTGCCACACGGCAACACGAATTGTTCCCACTGGCACGGTGACGAAAAGGAACAAGGCATTATCATTGAGGACAGCTACAAGACGCTGACCGGCAGCGGCCCGGCTACTTGGACGCACGACCACACGGCCAGCGGTGTACATGATCTTTGCGGCAACATTTGGGAGTTTGCCCGTGGTGTGAGAATCCGCGACGGGGCGCTGTGGGCGGCGGAGAACAACGACGCGGCCCTGCCCGAAACGGATTTGACCGAGTGCGGCGACGGATGGAAACCGATCACGGATGCGGAGGGCCACCCGCTGTATGTTGCGGTGGAAGATAACAAGATCACCTTTAACACCTATCCGAGCATTCACCGTGACTACTGCGGCTGCGTGTGGGGGAATGTGCGGATGAACTGCGACAGTGAGCAGCTGCGGGCGCTGGCCCTGTTTGCCGGGGAGGAAAAGGCCGGGTGCTATGTGGACAGCACCGAGGGCGAATACATACTGATTCGCGGTGGCGGCTGGAACTATGGCGGCAACGCTGGGGTGTTCTCTTCCGACCTGGGCTACCCGCGCTCCAATGCCCACGGCGGCATCGGGGGCCGTTCCGCTTATTTCAAGAAGCACTGAAACGCCGGACACTGAAACACTGACCGCCAAGCGATAGCGCGGCGGAGAAATGAGGGCACTATGGAAGTTTTGAAAGCTATTCTCGCTGCGCTGGTTGGCCTGCTGGTGATTTTTGCCTGCATTGCGTGGGCAATCGCCGCCGTGCTGGGGCCGCTGGCAATTATCAAGCTGTGTGCGCTGTGCCTGCTGGGCTGAAAGGAGCCGGGCTATGAAGTTGAGCAAGTTTGTGAAACGAGCCAAGAGCGAAAGTTACTGCGTGGTAATTCATGCGGACGACAGCGGTATTTGGCTGGGCACCCGTTTGGCGCTGTACAACGCCACGGAGTTGCCCTACATGGAGGGCAAGGAACAGGCAGGCGCGGTGCTGGACATTGACAGCAAGGCGTGGGAGAAGATGTTCTTCGACGAAAAATACACCGCACACGCCGGGGCAGACTTTGGCATGAACCTGACAGAAACAGACCCGACGGAGCAGGAGGCGCGGCGGGTGCCGCTGGAAATGTTCTACAAGGGCATGGGGCTGGTTGGCCTTGTGTACGGCAATGGTGGGGAGCTGATCTTCTACGACGCGGCGCTGATTGCACCGATTGCCGATGTGGTCAAGACCAGCGACTACATACAGACCGTTGTGCGCAAGACTGCTGGCGGTGCGCCGTATGTGGTTATCAAAGACGGGTTTGAGGTGCTGGCCGGGTTTGCGCCCTTGAAGATCATAACCAAGCAGTTCTTGGAGGATTTGAGCGAGTTTGAAAGCGCCTGCGTGAGCCAGTATATGCGGGAGCAGAAACAGGCTTTGGACGCAGCAGACCCGGACAAGCAGGACGAGGGCGCGGAGCAGATCGGGATGGAGGGCGCAGAAAGTGAAAGCGAGTAATGCACCCGGAACCCTAAAGCCTATCCTGTTCAACACGGAAATGGTGCGGGCAATCTTGGCGGGAAAAAAGACTTGCACCCGGAGAATTGCCAAGAGCGAGAAACCGCCCTTTGCGGTGGGCGACATCCTGTATGTGCGGGAAACATGGTGTATTAACACCTTTGGAACGCACTACCGGGCAGACTGGCCGAACGGCGCTTGCCCGGAAATGGACGGCGACGACCGATGGCACCCGTCAATTCACATGGGAAAGGACATTGCGAGAATTTTTCTGCGAGTAAAAAGCGTCGAGCGCGGGCCGCTTAGAGGCATGGAGGTTGCGGACTTCCAAAAAGAGGGTGTAAAGCCACAAAACAGACCGGGCGGCTGCAAGTGTGCATGGGCGCAAGAGGGCTGCACGGAAAGACCGTGCAAAAACCGCAACGCCTACGAGTGGTGGCGCTACATGACATCGTTTCGCAAACTGTGGGATAGCACACTACCGACGGCCAGCGTTCAGACGCTGGGCTGGAAAGCAAACCCGGATGTATGGGTGATTGAGTTTGAAAGAACCGAGCGCCCGGAAAGTGTGAAGGACTGAAAATGAACATTGTTTCTTTCGGCGGTGGCACAAACAGCACCGCAATGATTATCGGGATGTATCTGCATAAAATCCCGGTTGATCTTATCCTATTTGCAGACACGGGCGGCGAACAGCCGCACACCTATGAATTTATCCGGGTGTTCAATGCTTGGCTGGAAAAGCACGGTTTGCCAACGATCACGCCGGTGTTTTATACCGACAAGGACGGAAACCGGCTGACCTTGGAGGAAGAATGTTTCCGTTCGCACACGCTGCCCTCTATTGCCTACGGCTTCAAGAAGTGTTCCTTGAAGCACAAGATCGGAACGCAGGAAAAATTCTGCAACCACTATCCGCCGTGTGTGGAGGTGTGGAAAAGCGGCTGCCGCGTCAACAAGTACATTGGCTATGACGCGGGCGAAACCCGCCGTATTCAACACGCCGCTGCCATTGACGAGGTGGACAAGAAATATGAAAAGCACTACCCGCTTTATGAATGGGGCTGGGATAGAGCCGAATGTGTGCGTGTGATCGAGCGGGCCGGGCTGCCAAAGCCGGGCAAGTCGAGCTGCTACTTCTGCCCGTCGATGAAAAAGAAAGAAATTCAAGCGTTGTGGGAGAACAACCCGGAGCTTTTTCAGCGGGCGGTTGACATGGAACACAACGCGGCGGACAGCCTGACCAGCATTAAAGGGCTTGGCCGCAAGTGGTCATGGGAAAGCTACCACGACGAATTTATTGAAGCGCAGGAGCTTGAAAAAGCGCAGTTGACCTTTGACGATCTTTTCCCGGAGGCACCGGGCGGGTGCCTGTGCGGTGCGCCGTGTGGTTGCTATGACGGGTAAATCAAAAACAGAATAAGCCTTGCAGGCCGGGCGCGGAGCGGGATTGTGCCCCGCCCGGCTGCTTGATTTTTTAGCCTTGCCGCGCTGCGGCGGGCTAAAAAAATACCGCCTTGGGCGGTTTGGGGCTGGTATACCAGTAGTAAGTTAAGCACCACGGCAGAAATGCCGGGGAAAGGGGTCAAGGGGGAAACGAGGGCGGCGGGCACCGCCTGACCAGCAGCAGGACGGAAAGAGAGCCGCCCGGTGTTTCCCCTTGCCTGCGGAGCAGAGTGTGGTATTCCAGCAAGAAGAAAATAATACAGGGGTGCGGGGGTGTAGCCCCCGCATGGGAAGTAACCACCTTGGGAGAGGGGCAAAAGCTGTGAAGTCGATCTATTACAGAGAGCAAAAGCACATCTGCGGCAAGAGTTATGCCACCGCCCCCTACATGGAGGTTGATCTATACCCTGTGACACCCAAGCAGCACAAAGCAAGCCGCCGCGCCAAGCGCAAGGAGGCCAGCACCCTTGCACAGCAGACCTACAACGACAACAGGGCCAAGCGATACCATGTGCAACTTGTCAATGCCAACTTCGGCAAGGGTGATTTTTCGTGGACAGGAACCTATGACGACGACCACCACCCTGAGCCGGGCGACACGGCCAAGGCTGACCGCGATTTGACGAACTACATAAAGCGCTTGTACCGTTGGTGCGATAAGAACGGCGTACAGCGCCCCAAGTGGGTTGCCGCCACAGAGTATTGCACCGTGCAGGAGGATGGCACAGCCTGCGGGCGGCACCACCACCACGCGATCATACAGCACACCGACGGCCTGACCCGTGATGTGCTGGAACAGCTATGGGCAGACAAGGCCGGGCAGATTGGCTTTACCCGCTGTGAATACTTGGATGTTGACCACGGCAGCGTTGAAAGCCTTGTGCGGTATATCAGCAAGAACAAGCGGTGCGCCCGGAGCTGGCGGCAGAGCCGTGGCCTTGAAAAGCCGAAAACACCGCCGCCGAACGATACCAAGTGGAGCCGCAAGAAGCTGGACGAGGCAAGCACCCTGTACATCGACGATGTGGCGTACTGGGAGCGGAAATACCCCGGCTACACACTAAACCGGGTGGAAACGCGGGTAAGCAATGCCGGGTGGCGGCACACCACCGTGATTATGCGACGGGCGGAGTGTTGGCACGGCACACCGGGGCGCAAGGTTACGCCGAGAATGAACAGGTAAGAAAGGGGCACGGGTCTATGCTGTGCGTGAAAAAAGTTATCGTGATTTGCCGGGAGGTCAACAGTCAGACCGGGCAAATTGCCGTGTATGTGGTTCCGATGGAAATTGACGAACACACGGTTGTGCGTTTGAGCCTGCGGTCAATGTTCAACCCGGAATTACGCTATTTCTTCGCGTATGAAGATGTTTACCAAGAACAGAAACAGGAAATCACCGCAATGCTGAAACGCCGGAATATTACCAAGCGGGAGGTTGACAGCGTGTACGGGATTGCAGAAGTCGGGAGGCAATGACTATGGACAACAAGGAACGCTTTATTGAGATTTTCACCTCGCAGATTCACAGACCGGGTGCGGCGGAGCTGCTGGAATGGCTGGAAAGCACGGACTTTTTCGAGGCACCGGCCAGCACCCACTACCACGGCAGCTACCCCGGCGGGCTGGTGGAGCATAGCCTGAATGTGTACTATGAGTTGATCGGCGCGGGGCGGGTGCCGGGTGTGCCCACGGCAGAAACCTATGCCGTTGTAGCGCTGCTGCATGACATTTGCAAGGCAGATTTTTATGTCCAAAGCACAAGAAATCAGAAGAACAGCGACGGCAAGTGGGAAACTGTGCCCTGCTATACCGTGCGCGAAAAATTCCCGTTCGGTCACGGGGAGAAGTCTGCCTTTTTGGTGCAGCGCTTTATGCTGCTGACCGACGCCGAGGCGCTGGCTATCCGCTGGCACATGGGCGCGTATGACGACGCGGCCAAGGGCGGCAGTAAGGTTTTGTCCGCCGCTATGGCCGCAACGCCGCTTGTCTATGCACTCCATGCTGCCGATATGCGGGCAGAACAGAAAGAGAACGCGCAGCAATGAACATGGAGTTGGACGACCTGCCCCCGCGCTACCGTGCGCAGGCAGAACAGCAGCTTGCCGCCCGGAAACGCCGCGCCGCTGACCCGCTGGCCGAGGCGGTGAAGCAGGCCAAGGAAGCAGGCAGGGATTTTGATAGCCGGGGCGAGTATGAATTTTACACGGGAACCGTACTGCCAAAGATGGCGCGAGGCGAGATCGTTGAGTGTGAACAGCACCCCGCGTTCCCGCTGTTCCCGGCGGGTGAATACGGCACCATGAAGCTGCGCCCAATACGCTACACGGCGGACTTTAGGCTGACCTATGCCGACGGCACCGTTGAGATCGTGGAGATCAAGAGCAAGTTTGTCCGCCGTATGCAGCGTGATTACCCTGTGCGGCGGCGGGTGTTCTTGGAGCAGATCGCCCGCCCGGCGGGGTGGAAATTTACCGAGATCATCACAGCAGAGGACAAAGACGACCTGAAACGCTGGCGAGAGCTGGCAAAGGAGGGCTGAACCCATGAAAAACCAAGAAAAGCGCCCGTGCCCGCTGTGTGAGCGGCACCAGCGCATGGAAACCACCAGCGGTATGTTGTTTTGGGTGGAGTGGGGCGAGGACGGCAACCCGCGCCTTTGCACTGACACCCTGCACGACGGCGGCGGGCTGAATGTGCTGTGTATTGACTTTTGCCCGCTTTGTGGCCGGGAAGTGGAGAAACAGGAGGCTTTGGGATGAAAAGACGGCATACTACACCGAGTTATTACGCCCGGAACGCGGCCATGCAGGCACAGCGGCGCTTTTTGCGTACCGGCAAGACAGAGGCCGAACGGCTGGACGATCACCGGGAGGCAACGGCAAATGTGCTGGTGCTGTGCATTTTGGCGGCGATCTACGACAAATACGGAATTGGTGAAATGCGCTTGCAGCGCGTCGTGGACTGTGCCAACGAGATTTCGGCCAAGTATGCGTTGGAAAAGCAGGTGCGCGGCGAGGAACGAGCCAAAGCAACGCTGGTAGCTGCGGTGTGGTGGTTCATGCCGTCGTTTCTGCTGCCTGCGCTGTCTGCCCCCAAGACGGAGCGGGAGGCCGTGCAGTTGGCCGCCCGGCGCGAGGCGGCGGACACGGTTATGAAAATCTATGTGCAGGCTATGCACAAGGCGCTGGGCTTTGGCGCTGACCGCGTAGCTGTGGTGGCAGCCGAAACCGAGGGCAATTTCCGCCAGTTTGGAGAGTGTACCAAGGACGGCGAGTATTACGGGTACGCGGTGCTGGCGCGGAAAATCGGGCAGATCATTCACGACACGGTGGAGGTGGACACCAGCGGAGCAACGGAGCCAGTTTTCGGAAAGACGCTGTTCTGATTTACAGACAATGGAGGTGCTGGGTATGCGGAGCGAAACGGTAAAGCATATCGTCAAATATTACGGGGGAATCCCGGAGGCTATCAAGCTGCTTAAACGGGAGCGTGACGCGCTGGAAGATGAATACAACGGCTTGGGCGGCCTTGCTATGGACGGTATGCCGCATAGTTCGGCACCCGGCAACCCCACCGAGGCGCTGGCCGTGCGCGTGATCGAAAACGGCGTGAAAAACCGCTTGCAGGAAATCGGCGTACAGGTGGCGGTCTTAGAGGGCGACGCGGCCAACATCCGGGGCGCACTGGATGCGGTGAACGGTAAGTACAAGTCGGTCATAATCATGCGGCTGATTCGTGGGTACAGTTGGACAAAAATTTCCGGCAAGCTGGGTGTGCCGGACAGCACGGCGCGGAATTGGCACGGCAGAGCTGTGGAACGGCTGGGCGAGGTGCTGGAAGAAGTGCCGATGGTGGACGAATTGGCCGAGCGGGCCACGCGCGCGCGTACATAATATGCGCCGGGAAAAATCCCGTAAAATCGCCCCTGCCCCGGCGGGATTTTTTGCGTGTAAAAACCTCTCTTTTGGAGCGGGAAACACGGCGGGAAAACTGGCCGAAAAAGTGTTTTGGTCAAAAGATTTCACCC